AAGGTTTTTATTATTTTACTTCGAGAACGAATGACCGGGACCAGAGACTCCTCTGGCAGTGTCCTTTTCAAAAGGCATTTGGTCTACGATAAACTCGAAAGGGGGATGGATCAAGGCTCCGGGGCAACAGGCGAAGCGGCAACCTTGAGAGGCACGTAAGAGTTCAAGATCTTCTGATTAATATACTTTTCTCCTAGTATATCATTAGATTTTAAATTGAAGATCTTCTTGGAATCGATATCAATTTCGACGAGTGAATTATGAACTTTAGATTTTTCAATCTGGTCGAAAATTGACAAGAACCCTTTTAACGTATACTCCTCGTTATACTCTGAGACCTGCTCCCAGATTTTACGAGTGTATTCATGCTTATAACTCTCTGCACATTCTAATCTTTTGGTGAAGAACATCTTGTATTCGTATTCACCTCCGTAGAGTTTCCTAAGCAAGGCCTCTCCATCAATAGGAGAAATTTTTCCTGAACCTCGGTTCATCACGCTGTTCCGCAGTTTAGCAAACACGTCGTAATAAGCCATTCCGAGGCCAGAGGAAGGGGCGTACGAGTAAGAGACAGCTCGGTGGAACTCGTCTACAGACATCTTACTCGACTCGAACACTGTGCCGGTTGAAATTAGGCGGTCTAGTGGTCGAACAGGTATGTAACCCCTACCTGAATCAATGAAGAACTTCGAAAGGGTGGCTGGGATATTCCTTATTGGAAAAGGGTCTTTTCTTAACCATCCTAACTTTCGAGGGACCAGAGGCTTGGTAGAACGTGCCTCTTTAACAGCGCTGGCTTGGTCGCTGTAAGAATCATAAATTCTGGTCAGTAAACTGTTTTTGCAAGCTTAGTTCGTGACAACTAACAAATCGTCGCCAGTAGCAATATTAACTTAAGCTTGCGGAATGTGGTCTGGGAGCATTCTATCTGACTCGTTACCAACCCAATTACGCAGGAAATTAAGATTGGTCTAAAGACATACTCCACTAGCAGTGAAACCTCTGATGGTGAATTTTCCGGCAAGTCCAGCCTGTTTCAGCTAAACTTTAATGGTTTTGTCCTTCTTTTGTAATTCGGACCATATGCTTTCAACCATTGCCGGGGGTAGATCAAAGGAAACTTCGTTCTTAAACTATCTGATTAGCCTAAGATCAACACGTTCGATAAGTTTCCAGTGCTGTGTTCTATCCCATCCACTCCCGTCTCCTTCAACATATTGTACTTAATCTCTACTGATGAACTGATTTAAGTAAGATGCTGCTTCCATAGGCGACTTCCCTGCAAGCGTGTTCACTGAAGTCTTAACCAACGGGACGAAGAATCTCTTCATTACGGCAGCGAGCATAGGTTTAGTTCCTTTTGGGTTGATGATACACCGTGCCTTTATGCTACCATAATCCTATTCTCCTTCAAGACCTGGTTCATTGCTTTTGAACAGAAAGTTATACAAGGTCTTGCATTTTCCACTCTCGAGGAAGGCGTCATACTACTCCTGATAGAGCTACCTCTTGGTCGGTTACACGTCGTTGTTGATAAAATCCTGAATGTCGATTTTACCAAACTACTGATCTTTATCCCGAATATACACAAGATTCTCTCTTAATCGAGGAATGATACGGTCCATAACTCGGTCCACTGCCACTAAACTGCTCTACGAAGGTTAGCTAATACAGGAAAAATGACGACCGTATACGAGGTAGCAAAAATTCTTTGCACATTGTCTCGAGTATACTGTCTTAATCCCCTTAATAGCCACAACCACCTTAGCTGTTTTATCCACCCTACATGTACAAGGAATGGACTAGTACGCAGGAGGCTCCCTACTTAATTTTACGCCTCGTATCCTGACTTCCCATAAAGGAACGGTGTCTTATCTCAATGGTGCTGTCGTAGAATTGTACAATTTTTAAGAGACATGCTACTCCACTGGACTTCCGTAACCTTCGAACACAACCTTCTTCGCTTTCGATCTCCTCTTCGACCCTCCTCTGAGACCCATAGGAATCCTCCCAATCTTCTCTGCCACTCGTGCTACTTCCGTTTAGATCCGGTCTTCTTCA